ATAAAATTGTATTTTGAAACGATTCATTATACTTATTTATGTATCAAGGTTATACTTGATTAACAAATACTAATTAAAAACTAACAAATAGGAGATGTCCATCATGGATTTAAACGCAATCAAAAGTCGTCTTAATCAACTTCAAACAACAAACAACAGAACTTCAAATCTTTGGAAACCCTCGCCAGGTACTCAAATTGTAAGAATCGCCCCTTACAAATTTAATGCGGATAACCCGTTCATTGAATTGTACTTTCATTATGACTTAGGTGGTAAGAATTATCTTTCACCAATTTCATTTGGTAGACCTGACCCAATTGAAGAGTTTGCACAAAAACTCAAATCAACTGGTTCTAAAGAGGACTATCGTTTAGGTAGAAAGATTGAAGCTAAAATGAGAACTTTCGCTCCAGTAGTAGTACGTGGAGAAGAATCTCAAGGTGTTAAGTTTTGGGGATTTGGTAAGACGGTTTATCAAGAACTGCTTTCCATTATCGCAGACCCAGACTATGGTGATATTACAGATACGACAAATGGTCGTGACATAGCTGTGGAATTCAAAACCGCTGAAGAGACAGGTAAAAACTTTCCTTCAACATCAATCAGGGTAAAACCTAATCAGACTCCAATAACAGAAGACGCATCTGTTCTCGAAACTATCACAGAATCTCAAAAGAACATTACTGAAATTTATACAGAACGTTCTTATGACGAATTGACTCAAGCACTTAATGAGTACCTAAATGGTGATTCATCAGGTGAAGAGACAACTAAAAAGGAAGAGGTTGTTACAACCGCTCCTGCTAGTTCCTATGATAAAAAAGAAACATCAGACGCATTTGATGATTTATTCAATAGCTAAATAAAAAAACGGGGAGTTGAAGACAGGAATAAAACCGCCTGTTAGTGTTACCGGATACTCCCCACTTTTACTAACAATAAAATTGGAGATAATTTATGTCAACAAGAGATGAATTAGCCGGTGTTTTAGCCGATACTATAAACAAACAATTTAAGGATATGAAAGTAGCATATTTCTTAGATGGTACAGACACCACACCTACAGATATAAAAGATTTTGTATCTACAGGTTCTACTATGTTAGACTTAGCGATATCAAACAAACCAGATGGTGGTATTGCAGTAGGTCGTATAACAGAATTAAACGGATTAGAATCAAGTGGTAAATCACTAATTGGTGCTCATCTTCTAGCTGAAACTCAGAAAAAAGGTGGTGTAGCTGTTTATATAGATACAGAAACTGCTGTTAGTACAGAGTTTCTTGGTTCTATAGGTGTAGATGTACAGAGTATGTTATATCTACATTTAGAAACAGTAGAAGATATCTTTTCAGCTATAGAAGAGATTGTTGCTAAAGTAAGAGAATCAGATAAAGATAGGTTAGTAACCATTCTTGTAGATTCACTTGCAGCTGCAACAACTAAAGTAGAGTTAGAAGCTGAGTTTGATAAAGATGGTTGGGCTACAAGTAAAGCAATCATTCTATCAAAAGCTATGAGAAAGATTACTCAGATGATTGGTAGACAAAAGATTGCTCTTGTGTTTACAAATCAACTCAGACAAAAACTCGGAGTTATGTTTGGTGACCCGTGGACTACAAGTGGTGGTAAAGCATTACCATTTCACGCTTCAACACGTATCAGATTAAAAAATCTTGGTCAAATTAAAGATAAAAAGAATAACAATATTGGTATGAAGATGAGAGCTCAAGTCATTAAGAATAGATTAGGGCCTCCAATGAGACACGCCGATTTTGAACTTTACTTTGAATCAGGTATTGATGATGATGGTAGTTGGTTAAAAGTTATGAAAGACCACAATCTTGTAAAACAAGGTGGTGCCTGGTATACAATGAACAATCAAGATGGTAAAGAATTAAAATTTCAATCGAAAGATTGGAGTGAACAACTCAAAGATGAGGAGTTTAAAGAATACTGCTACAACTTAATTTGTGATAAAGTAATTCTAAAATATGAAAAGAATTTCGGTATCGATGATGTAGTTATAGAAGAGGATGTTAGTGAGTAATCAAAAATATCTTTCTATATTAGATGAAATTAAGAAAAAAGGTGGTTCTTTAGATGACGGGAATCCAAACGATAAAGTACTTATAATAGATGGCTTAAATACTTTTATAAGAGTATTTTCAGTTATACCGACTACTAACGATGATGGTATTCACGTTGGTGGAATGGTTGGTTTTCTAAGAAGTATTGGTTACACTATAAATATGTTTAGACCTACCCGTGTCATCATAGTATTTGATGGTAAAGGTGGGTCTACCCGTCGCCGTAAACTTTATCCTGAATATAAACAAAACAGAAAAACAAAGTATCGAGTAAATCGTTCTTATGATTTTGCTTCTCAAGAAGATGAGAAACAAAATATGATTATGCAATTACAACGTATTGTAGAATATTTAGATGTATTACCAGTAACTGTATTGTCATATGATAATATTGAAGCCGATGATACTATTGGATATTTATGTAGACAAGTTCTTACTGAATCTCAAATTACAGTTATGTCTACAGATAAAGATTTTCTTCAGTTAGCAGATAGTAGGATAAAAATATGGAGTCCTACTAAAAAGAAAATGTATGATGAACAAGCTGTATTAGATGAGTTTGGTATAACATCTCATAATCTTATTTGGTATAGAGTTATTGACGGTGATAAATCAGATAACATAAAAGGTGTAAAAGGTCTAGGATTAAAAACGATACAAAAAAAATTACCGTTTTTGAGCGAAAGTCGTATAGTTAGTATAGACGAAGTTATTACAGAATTACCAGAATCAAAGGATATTATAGAATTGAATTATAAATTAATGCAATTATCAGATGTAGACATTTCAGGTTCTACAAAAACTAAAATAATACAAAAAGTTAGAGAACCAATTAATAGGTTAGTAAAATACAAATTCCAAAAAATGTTTTTAGAAGATAAGTTATATTCAGCACTTCCAAATCTTAATAGTTGGTTACTTACCAATTTTAATCAGTTAAACCATTACGCAGAAAAAACATATGAGTGAAACCCTAACACAATTTGGAACATCATTTCAATCAAAGATTATAGCGTCGTTGATGGGGGATGTAAAGTTTATACAAACTATTAGTGATATATTAAATCCAACTATGTTTGATTCTGATTCAAATAAATGGTTAGTACAGAGTATAGTAGATTATTATTACAAATATAAAAAACAACCCACACTTGAAGTTATAAAATATAAGATTGATGAGATAGATGACGATGTACTAAAATCAGGTGTTGTAGATAAATTAAGAGAAGTTTGGAAAAATGTTGAAGCTACAGATTTAGAATTTGTACAATCAGAAACACTTGACTTCTGTAAAAATCAAACATTAAAAACTGCAATACTTAACTCAGTTGACTTATTAGAAAATAAAGATTATGATGGTATAAAATCTATTATAGATGAGGCTATGAAAGCTGGAACTACAAGAGATTTAGGACACGATTATATCATATCATTAGAAGAACGACTTGCGGAATCTGCGAGAGTAACAGTTAAAACGCCTTGGGATGTGGTTAATGATATAATGGATGGTGGTTTAGGTCATGGTGAACTTGGAGTAATTGTTGCTCCTGCTGGTATTGGTAAATCTTGGACACTTCAAGCATTAGGAGCTGGTGCTTTAAAAGAAGGTAAAACGATAGTTCATTATACCTTAGAGTTAAATGAAAATTACGTTGGTTTAAGATATGATTCTATATTTACAGGAGTTACTACATCAAATATAAAATACTATAAAGATGATGTACAAGCTAAATTATCAAAACTTCCAGGTAAATTATTAATCAAGTATTTTCCAACTAAAGGTGCTAGTGTACAAACAATCAGTTCCCATTTAAAACAGATTGAAATAAGTGGTGAAAAACCAGATATGGTATTAGTTGATTATGCTGATATATTAATGCCTATTGGAACGTTTAAAGAGAAAAGACACGCTATAGGAACTATCTATGAAGATTTAAGAGGTTTAGCTGGTGAGTTGGAAATACCAATATGGACAGCGTCTCAAGCTAATCGTTCAGCTCTTGAGGAAGATGTAATTGGTGCTGATAAAGTTTCAGAGGATTATAGTAAAGTTATGACTGCTGACTTTGTTATGAGTATGAGTAGGAAAGTAGAAGATAAGATTGC